ACCCAATGAATGATGACATCAAAAGGCTACAAGAGGAGTACTATGCTACCCTCGACCTCACCCCCAATACATCTAGGAAGGCACCACAAGTTCAGGCACGAGCCGCACTGATGGTTGCTATGGCTCAGCACATGACCAAGACGGAAGTGGGCAAGAGCTTTGACAGAGACCACAGCACAGTAGTACACCACTCTGGTCAGCACGAAGCCAACTTGTTCTCATGGGATGGGTATGAAGACAAGTACCTGTTAGCTGTAAGGCTGTGTAACATGCACCTCCGATACAACAGTATTGAAGACAAGCTAAAAACTATTCGAATCCAAATCAAAAGGCTAGAGGGTCTAGCTGAAAATCTAAAACAAGAACTCGTATGAGTAATTACAAATTCAAGACCACGAACATTCGTGGCAAGCAGTACGTTGAAGTCAACGAACGAATCAAGTTCTTCCGACAGGAGGAGCAGTACAAGAACTGGAGCCTTATCACAGAGTTTACTGTGCTAGACGAAGCTCAATGTGTATGCAAGGCGTCGATCGTAGATGCTGACAATCGCATCATATCAGTAGGTCATGCACATGAAGTGCAAGGCAGTAGCAACATCAACAAGACTAGCTACGTAGAGAACTGCGAGACATCAGCTATCGGTCGTGCATTGGCTATGCTCGGTATTGGTATTGACACATCAATCGCTTCGGCTAACGAGGTTTCTGATGCTATCGCTAAGCAAGATACAGCTGCGCCTGCCGCACCTACCAAGGCTGATAAGATGATCAAGAAAGTGCAGGAGAAGTTTGATACTGACCCGCCTGAAAACATCATGGACAAGGCTGTTGCTTACATCAAGTCGCAGACCGACAAGAAGAAAGCATATGAGTCTATCGTAGGTAAGTACGGAGGTAGCCTTACCGATAAGCAAATGTCTGGCTTACAGAAGTTTGTACGATGAACAAGTATCCAGTACAGAACCGCAAGCTAACTAACATAGCTACGTTCCATAGGTTTCGAACACAGTGTCTGAACTCTAACATGCCCAAGCGTTGGGTAGACAATGACACCGAATTGCCTATGTGTACTGGGCTTTACTTCATCAAGCATAAGGACTTTCTCGGTGATGTGGACATTGCAGAGTATCACATTAACAGCAAGGGTAAAACCTTTTGGTGTACTGCTGGAAAGCCCACTCACTGGGCTGAGATAGAAACCTATGATTACATGCTTGAAGACGGCACACCATTATACGAAGACCAATGAATATATCAGATAAATTAATGGAGCGGTACGGCAAGTCTCACTTGTCGTACTCGTCTCTCAAGCAAGCCCTAGGCGATATGGCTCAGTTCGATCGCTACATGAAGGGAGAGGTTAAATACAAATCAGATGCACTAGACTTTGGTACTATGTATGACATGCTGTTGTTCGAACGGGACAAAGCATTCGAGAAGTACACGGTCATGTCTCCATCTGCTATCGTAACCACGCTATCAGACAAGGCTCAAGCCTCTAAGAAACCAACGCTAACTGCTGAATACAAGGCTAAGCTGAAGGAAATCAAAGAGGAAGCGGCTGAGGATGGTAAGTCAATCGTATCACACGATGAGTGGCAGACAGCTAACGATATGATCGACAGGCTAGCCACATGCGGCTTGCTTGAATCTCACCTCAAGGGTGACTATCAGGTAGGATTCCTTGAGGAGTTACACGGGGTGCAGGTCAAGGGATTCTTAGATTGCCTAGGCGATGGATTCATCAGCGACAGCAAGTCAGCACGTAGCTCAGAGAAGTTTAGGTATGCCATCAAGGACTTCTCATATGACATCCAAGCTTACATCTACACAGAGGTGTTTGGTATAAAAGATTTCTATTGGGTTGTACAAGAGAAAACTTACCCTTACCTTCCTGCCCTTGTTAAGTGTTCTGACTCCACCCTGTTTACAGGAGAGATGAAGTTCCATGATGCGCTCAAACGTATCACAAGTTTCTTGGAGCAGGACTATAACCCACAAACAGATTACCTAAACTATGAAGTATAAAAAAGCAATCAAGGTAGTAGTAAAATTAGCGTTAATACATTTTTTCATAACCAATATAATTCATTAAAAGATGAGTGAACAAACAAAGAAGTACGAGAGCGTACTAGTAGGTTGGGCCGATGAGCCTAGCTACAATGACAATGGCGAGTTGATGGGATGGTCTTTCCGTCTCAAGGACAACGAGCTTAAGGATGCTATTGATCAGTACACCACGAAGCGTGATGCACAAGGTCAAGGCGGCAACGTTAGATTTCGACTATTCATGTCGAAGAATGGCAAACCATGCTTGAGTGTATGGGATCCTAATAGTGAGGCAGCGCAAGAGCGACGCACAACAACTAAATCCGAGGGGTCTTCTGACCTTCCGTTCTAACAGGTTGCTTTAGCAGGAAGCAGGGGTGGGGCGAAAGCTCTGCCCCTTTTCTTCCCTACAACATTATGGGACGACCTATATACTCCATGACCGCGAAGGTCACCACCATTAAGAATAAGCGACCACAGTCTAGAAGCGTGTGGATCGTAAGCCAATACAGCGAACCTATGGACATCATGAAGAAAGATGGAAAAACAATGTCGAGGCTTGAGCGTGAGCTGTTCACCGCTAAAGCTAAGAACAAGACCATTGTAATTGATTCCATAACTTCGATAAAACAAGTTGGAACAACATCAGTACCACATGAAACATAGCGACAAACAGGTAGGCGGTAAGCACTACAAGGAAATGAAGATTCAACCCACTGACTTCATAGCAGCCAATGACATACCTTTTATAGAGGGGAATGTGATTAAATACGTATGCCGACACGAATTCAAGAACGGCAAGGAGGATGTCCTGAAGGCTATCCACTATTTAAATCTACTACTCGAATACAAATACTCGGATGAACGTAACGATATACAAAGACCTGTACAAGAAGTCCAAGGCGGATGCCCATGTGATTCCGATTGTGACTGCCCTCAAAAGAATACAGGAGGGGACTTCTGCGCCAACGATTGAAGCTGTTCGTGGTGGAGAAAAAGATTTCAAAAAGAGCCTACCCGTTGTACTATTCAGCGGTGAGTTTGGCGACAGGAAAGACCAAGCGATTGAGAAGCATAGCGGATACATTGTTCTGGACTTCGATCATATTGATGTTACGACATCCAAAGCTCTTCTCAGTACAGACCCGTATGTGTACAGCTGTTGGGTATCTCCGTCGGGTGACGGCCTCAAGGCGTTAGTCAAGATAACACATCCTGAGAGGCACCGCGATCACTTTCGAGCGTTACGCACATACTTCGGCAAGCAGTACGACCTAGAGGTAGACGAGTCAGGCATCAACGAATCCCGTGCATGCTTTGAGTCCTATGACCCAGACATCATCATCAAGGATGAATCATCTACCTTCGGGGCATTCGCTACGGAGAAGAGTGAGTCGCAGGTAGCTGTCTCACAATCAGGCGTTTACACAGATTACTTAAAGTTAAATCTAGCTGCACGTATGATACGTCAATGCGACGATGGGGAGAAACATGCTACCCTTCTTCGTGCTGCTAGGCTGTGTGGTGGCTACGTAGCCGCTGGACGTATGGAGGAAGACGAGGTGATTCGTGTACTAACCCGTGAGATACTCAAGCGTGATGTAGACGACGAGAAGCATACCGTAAACACCATACGAGACGCTATCGAGAAGGGCAAGCAAGACCCTATCCGAGCTACCATCGACGACGAGAAGAAGGCTCAACGTGAGATGCTCGTTAATGACGGGGACATGTCTTTCATATCCTCAGACGATGAGGACTTCAGATGGATTGATGACTACGCTAACGGACGTATACCTGTAGGCTTAGACACGGGCGACAAGGATCTCGATCAGTACTTCAGGTACAAACGAGAGTTCACTATCATAAATGGTCATAGTAATGTCGGTAAGACTACGATGGCTCTGTACCTCATGGTTAACGCTACCGTGCGGCATGGGTGGAAGTGGGTGGTTTACTCGTCAGAGAACCGTACAGCATCACTTAAGATGACCCTCATACAATTTGCCTTAAACAAGCCAATCAGTTCTATGAACTATATGGAGCGTAAGAAGGCATACGAGTGGGTAGGGAAGTACTTTACAGTGATTAGCAACAAGCAAGTGTACAGCTACTCAGACATCATTGTGTTCCTTGAGAAGGTAATGAAGCAGCAGGAGGTTGACGCTGTGTTTGTAGACCCATACAACAGCCTCAAGCTTGACATGGGTAAGTCGGGTATCGGTGTACACGAGTATCACTACGAGGCAGCCTCTGAGTTCCTTACATTCTCTACAGCAAACAACATCGCAGTGTGGTTGAACATGCATGCTGTTACTGCTTCACAGCGGATCAAGGGTGAGGACGGATTGCCCGTAGCTCCATACGCTGAGGACACTGAGGGTGGAGGTAAGTTCGTTAATCGAGCTGACTCGTTCTTGACTATACACAGAAAGGTGCAACACCCAACACCATCTGAGCGTAAGATTACAGAGTTTCATGTACGTAAGGTGCGTGACGTAGAGACAGGCGGAGAGCCTACCCCGCTTGAAGAACCATTTAGATTTGAAATGAACACGTCTAGAACTGGTTTCCGTGCTTTCAAGACTCAGAGAATGATGTTTGAGTCTGTTGATTTGGAGGGGGGCAAGCAAGAACCTTTTGTTTTTCCCATGAACTCTTCGTTTTTAGACACTTAGGCTGTATCTTAGCCTGAGTGAAACGACAGAAAAGCGGGACCCCTAAGCGTAAATCAGCAAAAAAGCGCAATTTAGGTAAGTATAAAAGCGGACTAGAGAAGACCTGTGCAGACTTATTGTCTGAGCATAAGATCAACTTCACCTATGAAACTCACGAGTATATGCTCGTAGAGAAGTTTAGGTATCCAGGAACTTACCTGAAGATGACTACTAAGCGGAAAGACTTATCGGATCGTAGTGGTGCGATAGTCCTTCCTATTAAATACACTCCAGACTTCGTAGGACCAAACGGGGAATGGATTATAGAAACCAAAGGGTACACTCCTTCGCATCATGACTTTCCGATGCGTTGGAAGCTGTTCCTTAAGCACTTGATAGACTCAGGAGAACCAGTCCCCGCTTTG